ATCAATTCGGCTTTGATGTTATCGTCTCAGACTTTCTATACTCAGATAAGTCGGACTACGATGCAGACGTATACGCAGGCTTTCAAATTGTTATTCTTTATAAGAACGATACCGCTATAGATACGGAAGTCGGCTTTAATTTAATATTTCATGAAGTAGTTACACAGGTTTAATATGAGCTTATCTTTAATATTCATCATTGTTCTTGTGATCGTTGTAGCGATCTTTGACGCTTGGATCATTGCAAAGAAAGGTAAGCCAGCCTCATTGTCAGCAGAGGTTATTAGGCTCTCTAAAGCAATGCCTCTTGTTACTCTTCTTTTTGGAATACTACTAGGCCATCTTTTCTGGTCTATGCGCACTGATGACATCTATACTAATATAGAATGCGTAGAAAAAGAAATAACCCAATGAGGGCAGCAATAGCGACCGCAATGCTTATAACAATGTTTACAGGCGGAGCCGCAAATGCAGTGTTCCTTTGGAGAGATTTTGCTGTAGTATCTAAGCAGGTAGAACAATTAGAGGAAAACGATAGAGACAAAGGCGATGATATTAAAGAAATTCGCAGAATGGTTAGAGAAATCTACTGGCATTTCATAAAAAAACAGGGTGATAAATAATGGCTAAGCAAGAGACAGAATTTAAAGACAGTATAACTAGAGACCATCTCAGCAGCATGATGGGTGGCGGGATGAAGTCCATAACTACTCTCGACCTAGCGGGAAGATCTTCTATAGTTTACGAAGCACCACTCAATGCAGAGCTTGGAGACGGCTGTTTAATAACGGTATATAAGTTTGTAGATGGGGATGCTGGATCAAGCAGACAGATCATTGCATACGAAGAAACTGTTGGAGTATGGCCGGGCTATACTAGCATTGGTGGTACAGACGCAGAAGATATTAACACAGTACCCTAGGGAACAATATGAGCTTTAACGATCACAATAGATATAAAGTCGTACAAAGATCTCAACACCTTTACCAACACGGTTTAGATGAGTTCACCTACGGCCACCCTGCCTTGCCAAGCGGTTCATTAACTATAGAGCAGGCACTTGACTACATCTTTGAGGTTCTATACCCCAGAGTTGCAGTACAAGTGGCTACCCCAGCAGACCTTCCGACAGGGATTGATACGCCAAACCTAGGGGATATTGCCCCAGCAGAATACGAGCAGAGGCTTGTGTCTGACGACGGTGACGGCAGTGCGGCAATCTACATGTTTTACAAAATGGACGGACAGCCAGCCTCTCAGTGGAACAAGGTGGGCGACCTTGACTACGGGGCAAACACAGTTATACAAGGCTTGCTGGATCAGACTCAATACTTATTTGCAAGAAAAATGGGATCTACGGATTTCGATCAGGACACTGGAATTGCCTTAGCAGGGAAGGACGCTGGGCAAGCTATATTTGGTGGTAATGCACCGAATCAAAACCTTACCTTAAATCCTACTAATGGTGATGATGCAGGTGTAAACACAGGATTTGTTCAGGTTAGAGGTCAGTTTAGACCTTATGATGACTTGGTCTTTAGCTCAGGAACAGCGGCCGAAAGATGGCTCGAAGTATATATGGGTACTGCTATAATCGGTACTGGCACAATGACTATAACATCTAGTGCTGCCACAGGTTCTATCACAGACACTAGTGGCGTAATTACTTTTGACGACGAAAACCTTTTAACGACAGGGAACGTGAATGCTTCCATTCTTCAGGCTTCTACTAGTCTTGTTATTGATGATACTACTAATATCCTCACGGCCACTGCAACTTCAATTATTAGTAGCTCAGGTGCTTTATCTTTCGGCGGTAATAACTTAAGCACATCTGGAACAGCGACTATACAAACTATGGCCATGGCCGGAGGGCTAATAACAGACACGACAGGGTTAATCAGTTTTGCTGACGAAAATCTTCTAACTACAGGAACTCTTGGTGCGGGACAAATTACAGCTACTAGTGTTCTTGTCGATGATGTGTCTATTGATGGTAATTCTGTCAGCATCACGACGCTTAATACTAATCTCAATCTTGGCGCTAACGGTACTGGTGTGGTCGATATCTTATCTGACTTATCTGGGATCAATGCAGAGCTAAGTGGAAACCTTACGGTACTCGGAACAGGTAACGCAATACTTAATGATATTACGATTAGTGGCTCAACGATCAGCTCAACAGCAGACGTAGGTTTTGCTGACTCAATCGTCCCAACAGTAGACGGTACGCTGAACATTGGATCAGCAGCCCTTAAATGGAACAATATATATTTATCAGGATTCATAAGTGACGGTACAGGCGATTACCTATCTGTAGATTTAATGAGAATGAGCCGGAATGCATACAGAGATGTTGCCAAGACACAGCCAGCACAGGCCGGAGATGTTTTATTCTACGATACTGTAAGTGGGAAGTGGCTTGCGTCAGCGCCTGACACAGAAATTGATCATGCAGTACTTACAGGACTAACCTCCACAGACGCTGGCCATACACAATTCGCAATGCTCGCAGGACGAACTGGTGGTCAATCGATTCTAGGCGATGATGGCGGTGGATCCGGTAACTTAACACTAGGTTCTAGCTCTACAGGAAACCTCTTAGCAATCACAGCAGGAAGTGTTCAGCCAGTAGGCGACGAAACGCTGCAATTAGGCGGAGCAGCCAACAGGTTCACCGACCTTCATATGACAGGGCAAGCTTTTGGGTTAAGACTCGAGAACACTGCAAACCCTGTTCCACTTTTCAATGCAGCAGATATCGGTAGAGCAGCGTTTAATACAGCTGACGGATTCCTTTATGTGAACAACGGAGCAGAGTTTAAACGCGTTGGCAACAATAGTTACAACGCTACGCACACAAACATAGAGCTACTCGCTGCTATTGATGTCAGTGCCGGAGTTGATGATGCTAGAGATTGTATATGGCAACTGTGTGATATAGCGGGTAACGAAGAAATAATGGCAGTGCCTATCCAAAAGACAACAACATCTGTTACAATAGCAAACACAGTACCGCTACCTGCAGGATCATATCGACTAATAGGAATACAAGTATGAAAGTAATAGGCCAACTGGAAGATGCGCAACTCGAGCATGTATCGGCAATAGCTAGTGAAACACCGAAGCTCGCGCGGATTGTTTTAGATACCTCAACATTTAAGGTTTACATTGGTAACGGATTCGTATGGAAGTCTATAGCAAGTGAAACCGCCCTAGGGGATATACGATCGTCTATCCTTACCGAGACTCAATTTCAAATAGAGAATGGTTCCGAATGGATTATAGCAGACGGCAGAGATATAACAGGATCTGACCTAGCTATATTATTAACAGAGACTTTCGCACCAGACTTGAGAGGAGTTTTCTTAAGAGGTAAAGATAACGGTCGAGGCATAAATCCAGACGGAGACTTACCTCTTGGTCAATTTACAAGTGATAAGTATGAACTCCACAATCACTTGTACAATGACTCAACAGTGGACATAAGTGCTACTGTTGGTGGCGCTCAGCAAAATGCAAGATGTAACAGAACTAGCAACAGCGGTGAACCGTTTATTTACACAACAGACGTAGATACAACTAGAACCAGTATAGGGGCTGGTAGCACCGAGACCGCCCCGAAAAGTGTAACGGTTAACTATTTCATTAAAATCAATAGGGACTTAGGCGTATGAAACACTACTCGGAGCTGATTAAAGCTAGGCTTGAAAACTTAACGGGCGTTATTGCGTCTGCAGTTAAAGGCCTTATCTACTTTAGAAGCGATATAGATAGACCATATCTTGACGACGGCACAGACGTTAGTCAGCTTATGCTAGAGAAGCATTTACCTGAAGCTCGCAGAGACACTAAGGTTCAGCTAGACGACGCACTCACAGGAAACGAGATCACAGGGGTTTTGCCTCACCCCCTTGGCGGCACAGGCATAGATGATATCTTGGGCAAAGCAGGGCAGGCGCTTATCGTAAGACCAGACGAGTTAGGCTATGAGTTTGGCGAATCAGGCGGGGGGAGTCTAGACTTCTTCTATAAGGAAAACTTTGAAATAAACGACGCGGCAGACATGTTTACTGGCAACGATCCAATATTCTTGGGTGGTGCCTCTGTGCTTACGGGCGCGTTAGTTAATAATATAATAACTCCAGCAAACGGGCTTCGCTCTGTGACATACACGCAAGCATCAGGGTCGCTTAACGATTATATCGCAGGCGAGGTGTTTGAGGTTCTACCTAGAAACCGTGGGCAATATTGCTCAATGACAGGGTACTTTGAATACGACGGAAATAACTCAGAGATTGACTTCTTTGCATACGATGTTACAAATGCGCAAATTATAGAAGGCGCTCCTGTTGAGATAAGAAACACAGCAGGCAAATTCCTTAAGCACGAATATCACTTTATTATGCCAGAGACTTGCACGCAGATGCAATGGGGCCTTCAGGTTAAGCTTGAGAATGCAGGGGCAGTGTTGGCTATTGATGACATCGAATTTAAGGCTAACCCGTTAGTTCCGACAGAGATTAACAAATTTAAGGTTGTGGACGAGAAGATACTTGGCACTAACGCTGTTACATCAGGCGACATAGCAGGACTTACGTTTGACAATCTAGAGATAGGTGAAACTTACTATGTCACGGGGCAGATATATGCAAACAGCTTAACAAACTGCGTTGTTGCTTTTTATGATCAAGCAGGCTCCGCTGGTAATACTTTCGGTAGCATTGTCTTCTATGACGATGGCAGTGGTCAGAAGGTTGAAAGCAGGTCGGTGTCTTTTTCTTTTGTTGCAAAAACTGAAAATCTTTACTTTAACGCTTCAGCTAACGGATCGAACTTCATAGTCGGTACAGGCTCTAGGAGCAATACCTACATACAGATAAGTGCGAACAAGCCTAATAAGGGCGTAGTGGTTAAAAACCGCACAGATTCTAGCAGCGTGGAGAATAATTTTGATTTTTGGGTAACGAATAACGGAGCAGCCGTCATTAGCGAAGAGTCCATTGTCGGAACCTTCGGAGTGTCTAGGTCTGCCACAGGAAGCACCTCTATAGCATATCCAGGATTGTCCTTAACAAAGATTCCATCTGTAAGATGCACAAGTGATGATTTTGGGAACGTAAATGCAGAGATAAAAAATGTAACGGCAACTGGCTTTGACGTAAGGACATATATTGCCAGCTCCGATGTTGACGTAGACGGAAACTACCATTGCGCAATTACGAAAATGGCACCCGACTACATAAAAGAAACCGATAAGGTTTACACGGTGCCAGTTGATAACATGACCGGTAACAGCATAGGGCTTTCTGGGAATGACGGGAGGGCGATTACCGTAAATACGGAATCGATACCGTTTGGCGGCGCAGGAATAGGTTGGACAAGTGGTCTAGATGGCTCTACTGGATTAACCGGTAACTACTATGAGGTACAAAAAAGCAATAGTATCGTTGCCATTGCAGGCGGGATGAGGTTTACCACTTCAATCGGAACCTCTGCGGAATTATATATAAATAATGTTTTTTATAAAAGAATAGGCGCAAGCTCAGTAGGCGCTAATCATGTATTTAGTTATGAAAGCAAACGGGGCGAGTTTTCTGTTAATGACAAGATTTCTATTCATACGCCTGTTGCGGGCACTCTCTCAAACAGTTCGCTTTACCACTACCTCAACATCAACGAGTCCTACGGAGATCGTGGCGCATTCATCGGAACCTTCGGGCAACCCGTAGCTTTTTTGAAAGACATTAAGGCAAACAATAGCGCGGGAGGAACCTTCACTTCCGGAGCTTGGATCACTAGAGAGTTAAATACTTTAGAGGGTGATTCCTCTTTCTTATCATTATCTGCAAATCAATTTATTTTAGACTCAGGTAGATACATTGTTGAAGGATATAGTCCCGGCCATTTTGTTAACATTCATAAAGCAAAAATTAGAAATATTACAGATTCAGTCGATAGCATTATTGGCGGTTCTGCTATGGCAGATGATGCTGTTGGTTCCGTGACAATGTCGACAAACTCGCTGCTTAAAGGCATATTAAATATTAACGCATCTAAAGTATTTGAAATTCAACACCGATGTAATAGAACTCAGTCAACAACAGGCTTTGGTCTCGCTTCAAACTTTGGAGTAAGTGAAGTATATACCCAATTAAAAATCACAAAGGTAAGATAATGACTCTAGAGGAGATTACAGAATTAACTATGATCGAGGCGTTTGATGTAATCGTTGATCGCATCTTCGACCTCGCCATTATCCCTGATAACGAAACCCCATACAGCTTAGACCGCGCAGAAGAGAAGCCCTTCCTAGAAAGAGTTTTCCTAAACACGCGCCTGAATAGGCCAGCTGACGAGATTTTTACTGCTGAACTAGAGCAATATCGAGAAGAGCTTAGAGTCGAAGAGCAGGCAAGACTTGATGAGATGGCAGCATATCAGGCAGAAATGGCCGCAGCGAAAGCAATTAGAGACGCATGGCTAGCGAGGGTGGCAGCACTTATGCTTCCAGCGGCAGCATTCAGAGCAGGAATTGACCAGCCTAACGCGGCGCTTACAAGAAGAGATATTATAGCGACCAACGACGAGGCTCTTTTGTCCCAGCTTGAGGTATTCACAGCTGAGCTTCTAGCGGAACAAGCCCCAGATCCTGTCGCGCTTGGAACGGCTTTAGTTATTAGGGCCTGTAACGAATGCATCAGGATCGTGGTGGAGTTTAATATCGCTAGCGGATTGACAGCAGCACAGAAGGACAGTCAACTTGCCTTGTATGCTGATGCGATGGAAGCCCTAAGGCAATGGCGACCACTTAAATTTAAGGGAATTATCGAGTCATTAGCTACGGATGAGGTTTTGGCTCCTGTCGCTCTTCGTGATAAACTTGTAACGTACTTAGCAAGCGAGGGATTATAATGGCACAGGATATTGCTGGAACAGAAGCCTTCACTAATGGCCCTTATACAAAGCCAACAGATGGAGACAAGGGTGATAATATCTTTGACCGCCTCGAAGAATTTATGGACAGAATGGCTGCTCACTCTCACAGTGGCGCAGATTCTAATAGCATAAGTCTAAACATTCAGAAAGATATTGAAGACCTAGTTGAAGGATCTACTATTTTCTGGGTTGACTTAGGCAGTAATCAGTTCGAGGCAACTGTAGCAGTGCCAGCTGGAACCAGTTACGACCTAAGCATCAGGAAGTTTTTCGTTGGAGAGGATGGTAATTTTAACGAGTTCTATCCTACTGTTGAAAAAATAAGCACTAGCTCTTTCAAGGTCTTTGCGAGTGAAGCAATCGCCAATCTACGGGTGGTAACTCTGTGAGTTTAAACTACTCAGACGTTGTCCTTAGAGATTTCTCTGCAGGGATTAGCGATAACTACATTAACATGCCTCTCAATAGATACGAGTTTGGCGACAATCTTTTCATTAAAGAAGATCGGTCTTTCGAGAGCAGGTACGGAAGCGTGCCTGTCTACGATAGAGAGGTCGACGTAAAAATAAACTATATCAACAATTTATCAGAAGACATTATTGCCGTCAGAGACTCGCTAGTATGGCTCTTTGATGAGGTCGGTGGCGTACTTACTCAGCCAAATAGACCACAAGCCGGATCTCCTATCTGGAATAATACCACAGGATTTACTTCAATCTCAGCAGACACATGGCAGGATCAGTTAATTCTTGTGCATAGCGACGAGGGCGATGATTTAAACAGACCGATGCGCGTCTATAGAGATGAGCTGGATGCGCTTCAACTATCCCAGATGGGGCTCACTGGTATTTCAGACTTTCTAATGTCTGGCGTAGGATTCGCTCGAGACAATGGCAACCTAGTAACATATAATCCAGTAAGTCCTGTGCCTCCACCAAACGCCTCAGCTTTTGCAGCGACCTATATTTATGGATTTCACTATATCTACGAATATCAGACACAACGATCTACATATAGAGTCGTGAGCGACGTTAGGTTTACGAACATAGTATATACCAATACAGAAATAGATGCAGGAACGGGCCAGCGGATGGTTATATCAGGCATCCCTGCTCTGTCTGGTGTATCGACACAGTATGACATCAGCAGAGTAAGGGTTGAGATATTTAGATCCGTTAATGGCGGTACTTCATTCTTTAAAGTAGGCGAGGTAGCTAATGGAACGGCTACGTTTACCGACAATATTAAAGATGAAATCCTTGTCACAGCAGAGCCTATTTATACAAGTGGCGGTGTCTTAGATAGATTCGCCTCACCTAAAGCTAAGTATGTTAAATTCATTAACGATACTCCTTATTGGGGATATGTGGCCGACGAGACAAGTGGTGACGTAAAACCTTTCAGGGTGATCCAAGGATACTCGGGAATAGCAGACTCTCACGACCCAGCCTCTTTCGTAGACCTTGATGACGAGGTAAGAGGCATAGGAGAAGTAAACGGTTTCCCTATAGCTTTTACAGCTTCTGAGATATATAGGCTTGAGGGGGCGTTCAATAACACTGGCGGCGGCGGGATCAGGACAAGAACAATATCAGAGACGGCCGGATGCGCGTCGCATAATTCTATTGTTACTGCAAATAACGCGTTGTATTGGATAGGGGATAGTGCTGTTTACTTTACAAACGGTTATAAAGTCGAAAAGGTTCCAGCTTCAATCGATCTACTAAAGACGATCAGAGAACTAACGAAAGACTTGGCAAGAGCAAGGACAATCAATGGTCGCTACGACGAGAATAATGAGCGTATAATCTGGGGTGTTAATAAAGATAATCTTGACAACGACGAATGGCTTGTTTTAAATCTCAATACTCTTGGGTTTACAACCGCAAGCGACGTGCCATCTTCAGCACTTCATATACTTAATGATTCACTATATAGAGCCGATGAGCTTGGTTATATTTACAAGCATGAAAACGGTACAACTTCTGATCCTGTGAGAGACGTAACTCGACCGATAGGTCAGTGGTTTGATAAGCACATAGAATGGCTTTATAAATCGGTAGGGATAGACTTCGGTGACCCTGCCTTGACCAATTGGGTTTCACATTTTAGCCCACAAATACAATCGGAGACTAACTACGGAGTGGCTGTAGGGGTAGATTGTGACGATGGTAGAGTTCAGAAAGACTGCAAATTTGTAAGATCATGGGGCAACTTCTTCTGGGGAGATCCTTCCTTTGTATGGGGAGATCCTGAGATAGTTTGGAGTAAAGCAAAAACAATAAGATATAAGAGGCATACACCACGCGGCACGTCAAGGGCAAAGACCCGCCAACTTACGATGAAGCCTGCAGAGGTAGTCATATATAAGTCTGACACATATGGTCTAAGTAATATTTCATACGTTGTTCCTACTGATCCAACAGAGGTGAATGTCTCGCTGGCAAGTGGGGATGCATGGCCGGACGATATTTACGGGTATAAGATATCATTTGAGAGCGACGAGTATGCGAATAAATATAATATCCTTAAAGTTATAGGAAACAACATAGTGTTATCAGGTGGAATAATTACTGGTAATGGTTTAAAATGGCAGATATCTGGCAAGTATAAAAAATCTCAAGTCAAGGTTAATGCTCTGACAATCAGGGTTGCCGCGATAGATAATGAAGGGAATGAGTTTACATCGGGTGGCGGGAATGAGTGATTATGATATTCAAGTAACTGATCTTAGACTAGACACAGACGATGCAAACATAGATAATTATGTAGCAATTCAGGAAAGCTTAAAGCTTATAGAAGATGCTCTTAATGCTATAAACGCAAGACTAGAGGCTCTAGAATGAAAACATTAAAACAACTTAGAGATCAAGTCATATCGGATTTAGACCTTCAAGAAGAAGAATGGATTAGCGAGTCAGAAATAAACGTCTGGATCAACGAAGGGATTAAGTCTGCAGAAGCCCAGATTCATACACTTTATGAAGACTACTTTCTCTGCGAGTCAGATGCGATAACAATTATTAAAGGGCAAAACCTTGTTGACTATCCTGCTGATATATATGCGACTAAGGTTAGAAAAGTAATCTTTACTGATGGCCTAGGGAATAGCACAGCAAGCCATGAA